ATTAACATCTAATACATTAGAAATAACAGGCTGAATTGGTACACTTTCGTGTCCAATACCATCTGCTTTAGTAGTAGTTGTTGTTGGTGGTTCGACTTTGTAAGGTGCACGAGTAGCAGCATCTAAAGGATGTTTTCCATTATCGTCTTCTTTACTCAAAACACGATAACCAACATATACCATAGCAGCTAATAATCCGATAGCAACAATAATTTCCATAGAGATCTCCTTGTGGTGTATTTATAATCTGTCTATTGGGGTACTACTACTTACAGGTATATTCCAAAAACTTCTCTTTTCGCTTCCTTTCTTTTGAGCGAATCTTTTGCTGTCGCAATTAGTACAACAATGATAATACTTGTTATCTAATCGTTTAGGACTTAGTCTGCCCTTTTCTTTAAAGAAAATACTCAAACAATTATCACACTGTAATTTTAATATAGTTAGAGTTCGTACGTATCGATGGACTTTTCCTAATTTACTAGTCCTATAATATACTTTTTCTAGCTTTTCTTGTTCCAAATACATAAATTTATTTACATTAGGATTATAAAATAATAGAATAAATATTTGGTAACGAGGGAAAAAATGCTTACAATTACAGAATCAGCAGCTGGAAAAATCAAAGAAGTTGTAGAAGAAGAAGGTAACTTAAATTTAAAATTACGCATGTTCGTACAAGGCGGTGGATGTTCGGGATTTCAATATGGATTCACACTTGACGAAATCACTAACGAAGATGATTTTAGTATAGAATCGCATGGTATTACAGTGCTGGTTGACAGTATAAGCGTACAGTATATGAACGGAGCGATTGTAGACTTTGTTGACGATATCAATGGCAGTCAATTTACAATAAAGAATCCAAATGTACAGAGTACTTGCGGGTGTGGATCTAGTTTTTCTATGCCCGATAGTTATGATTTTGATGAGGTTTAAAAATGGCAAGACAAATTGTTGATATCGGTACAGTAGGTAACGACGGCACAGGCGACAGTATCCGAGAGTCGTTTAGAAAAGTAAACGAGAATTTTAAAGACCTATATGCCATTTTTGGATCTGGTGATCGTATCAGAGCCAGTGATTTAGATGACTTTCCAGTTTATGCTGCCAATCAAGTCTTTATTTCTAACAGCGCAGCCGATGAAATTCTTGCGAAAGATCTCGTTGCTGGACTAGGTATTGCAATTGATAATGAAACTACCGAAATTGTCATTCGCGCAACTAATGTTGATGTTCAGTCCGACGTTAGTCCGTCTTTAGGTGGACCGTTAAATGGAAGACAATTCGCTATTGCAAATTCGGCAGATCCTAGCACCGAGGCTGTAAATGTATTCAATACTGCACATAGTTTAACAGGATTAAATGCAATAACAGAAAATGAAATTTTAATTAACCGTGGGTACGCAGATCGTAGATATATTCAACAATCTGGTTCAGGTGGCGGTGGAGGTACAATACGTGTCAGAGATGAACCTGTAGATCGCAGCGAATATACACAAACTGTAGCAGAATTCGAAAGTGTATTCGGTAAAGGATCAGGTTTAGCAAAAGTTGTTGCTCATGGTAAAAATAGTGGTTTCGATGGGTTCGCTGTAAAATATCAAACTACTGGCAGTGCCGCTGCTCCTTTAGTTGCTGGAAATACCTATTATATCAAGATAGTCGACGAAGATCATTTTAGTCTACATCCGTCTGCTTATGATGCAAGAGAATATCCAGCAAACGGCACGGTCAAACTTAATGTTGTAGATGGAGGCGGGTCTGGAACACAAACTTTAGTAGATGCAGCGTTCGACGAAGAACTGTTTGGCAACTATACAGGAAATGAAGCTATGCCTAGAAAGGCATCTGTTAGACGCCAAGGTGATGATATGGAAGGACCATTATACCTTTATGATCATCCTGGTTCATTAGCTGGTGCTGGTAGTCCTAATGGCCCAGACGATTTACAAGCCGCTACAAAATATTATGTCGATAACAGTAGTTTTGCCAGTGCAATTAATTTATTTGTAAGTACATCAGGTGACGATAGACAACTAAACACTCCCTATGGAAAAGAAGGTAGAGCATTTGCCTATGCATATCGATCAGTAAGTGCTGCTTGTGCTAAAGCAGAAGATCTTTTAAATATCGCTCAAGTTGAACCAGGTCCTTACAGACAAAAAATTAGTTATACAGTAGGTACAGATCAAACATTTACAACCGTTGCCACATCCACTTACGAAATAATTAACGGTACAGGTTATACTGCAACAACTACTCATCTGTTAAGAAATAAAGCATTTATTCAAGAAGAAGTAATTGCATGGTTAAACTATCAAATTACTAACGAACTCACAATAAGTGTTACTGGTTACGGAAATGTTGACTTTACTGGATTTCAGTATGACAATTCGACTTGTAAAAGAGATGTTGGATTAATCATTGAAGCTGTTTGTATTGACTTGTTAACCGGCGGCAACTACCAATCTGTAAAAGCAGGTAAATCTTATTTTAGAAACGTAAGTGCATTAGTAGCAAGTAGTCAACAATTAGGACAGACATTAGCAGGAATTCAAAAAGCAAGTGAATTGATTCAACTTGCGTTAGACGACTCATCGCCTGCTACAATTTATAATACAACTATTTCTTATACAGCAAATGGAAGTGTTCCAGCTGAATTTAATACCACCGACGACATTGTATTAGCTAGAATTAATACGATTCTTGACATTGTAGAAAACGGTATAGATGCAGCACCAGCTGAAGATTTTGGAACAGGTCTACACAGATTTAGTTTTTCTAATGGCGGACTTGGATATGTCGATCAAGGAAATCCACTTAACACTGATATTTTAAGTGGAAAACTTATTAAAGGTGTGACAACAGGTGCCACTGCTAAAATTTTTAGATATGAGAGAAACGCTACAGCAGGATTCGATAGATTAACGTTCCAGTTGTTAAAACCTATAAATTTTGATATAGGTGAAGAAATAGAATATGGAGAATCAGTTAAAGACCTTAATATTACTATTAGGGTAGAAAGTGGAACATACGACGAAGATTATCCAATTAAGTTACCTCAAAATGTCAGTATAAAAGGGGATGAATTTAGAAGAACTATTATACGACCTAAAGATAGAATAAGTCAAAGTCCATGGACTGACTACTACTTTTTCCGAGATACTGTGTTCGATGGCATGAGAGTGACTAATTTTACCGGTGCTAATATTGCGCCGAGCGTAAAAGTTTATCCTGGATTATTGCCTGTTACAGCAGGTTCATTTACTCCTGGACAAACATATGTTATCGAAAGTATAGGTAGTACCAACTTCACTGCAATTGGCGCTGTTTCCAACACAGTAGGATTACAATTCATTGCATCTGGTGTAGGAACTGGAGATGGTACAGCATTTGTACCTAGTGGAACTACTGGCGAGATTACTATGACACTAGCCAGCGGAACTGCTAATTCGGCTTGGATAGGTAAAGTTTTTTCCACAACAGGTGATGCAGAGGGTATAATAGAAAGTGTTCTTGGTGCAACATTTGTTGTTAGACTTTATAATGATTTAGTTAGTCCTGGAAGTATTTCTTCTGGATCTTGGTATATATATCCTGTTGTAGAATACGGATACCATTATCTAAAAAATCCATTAAACAGTAGAAATATAGGATCTTCTTATCAAAACATAGGAGGATATACTTCTGCTGCTAATCTAATCAGTGCTAATAAAGAAAACATTAAAAATGATGTCACTGCTTATGTTAGTGCTCTAGGCCCTGCATTAAGTCCTACAGAAACTGCTAAGAGTAAAAGAGATATTGGTTATATTATAGATGCCTTAGTTGCAGATCTTGAACTAGGTGGCAGATCTAATATTTTAGAAATGCAAGGCAAATTTGTTGATGTAACTTTAACTGCAAGCTGCCAAGCTGGTATCACTTATATTGCAACATTTATTAATACCACATTCGGCTCAGGATTATCTAGTACTATCAAAACTACCATTACTAATTTAATTAGTAGTGTAGCATTTGCCTATAATGCATCTTTTAATCCTCCTAGAAATAATAAAGACATGGATATTTTCTTATGTAACGACGGCGTTATCGTAAGAAATGTTACCTGTCAAGGTCACGGCGGATTTATGATGGTACTAGATCCTGAAGGTCAAATAATAAGTAAATCTCCATATGCTCAAACGTGTACTAGTTTAACTGGAAGTATTGGCAAACAAAGATTTGCTGGAGGTCAGTTTATTGATGGATTTGTAGGAAGAATAAGTGCAGCCGTACAAAGTGTTACTACAGTAAGTGGAGTAACATTGATTACATTACAAGGCAGCGATCTTCAAAAGAAAACTCCTCAAACACCTACAAGTTTTTATATAAGTGATAATCGATATCAGTTAGATGCAATTAGTTCATATAATCCTGCGACAGGTGTAGCAGTTGCAACTTTAAATCCAAACACAAGTTGGCCAGTAAATGACCCTGCTACAGGACTTCCATGGGTATATCCTAGAACTCCAGACGTCATTTTAGAAACAGCTGGTAATAGAAGTATGTTAGCCAACGACTTTACACAGGTTAATGATTTAGGCTATGGTATTGTAGCTACTAACAACGGTATAACAGAACAAGTTTCGACATTTACATACTATAACTGGACTGCTTTCTTTGCAAATAATGGCGGTCAGATTAGAGCATTAAACTGTTCTAGTGCAAATGGCGAATATGGTTTAAGAGCTGCTGGAGGAGATCCTACCGAAGTACCTGATGAAATTACTTTAGTTAATAGATTAAGTCAGACAGCTAGAGCATATTTAACTGGTACTGCTCCTTACGATATCGGAGATACAGCAGAAGATTTAAGTTTTCATGTATATGATTATCAATATCCAATTTTTAATGTTAGTGAATTAGAAATTTATCATACAGTCGAAGGTACAACTAGATACGAAATATCGAACTGTGAAAAAACAAACTTGGCTGCTGGTCGCCCGGCTACAGAACTTATTAATGGTAGAAGATATACCATTCAATTCGTTGGAACTAGTGATTTCACTTTAGTAGGTGCTGGTACTAATACTGTAGGAACATCATTCGTTGCTACTGGTTCTACACCTGGTACTGGTAAAGCTATTCCGTCTGCTGTAATAACTAATATAACAAAAGCGAATCCTGCTGTAGTGACCTGTGCTGCTTCCCACTTCTTTACAGATGGTCAGCTAGTAAGATTAGATTCTGTGTCTGGCATGACACAAATTAATAATACTACCGGTGATGGATATTATGTAAAGGCAACAGGATATGCGGCCAATGAATTTGCCTTATACGATGACCAACAACTGGTTACTGCAATTAATACAAACACAATAGCTTTTTCTAATTATACTAGTGGTGGTCGAGCACAAGCTGGTTCCGAAGTTCTTAAAGTTAATTTAAGTACTTCTGGATCAAATAATACTTCTACTAATGGGCTAAGAGAAGCTCTGTCAGATAATGAAGTATTAGATATTAGGATTTTACAAAATTTACAATTTAGTAACTTAGATGAAATTGTTGTAACAAGACCAAGTAGTGCGGTTGTGTTCAGAGACCAAACTAATGTTACTTATAGAACTATTGCTATTGGTGTACAAGCACCTGCTGCTTTAGGACCGTTAGCAACTGGAAATATTATTGCAACGTTTGACAGCAGTTTTACTTATACATTACCTCAAGTCAAAGCTGCATCAGTTACTACAACTGACCCTGTGCTGGGTGGTCCTTTTACTATGGGTTCATTAGCAGGCGATCGAAATATTGCAGTTTTTGACATTAATAGTACTAGAGACGTTACTGCGTTGAATTCTGGATTACTAGAATTTGTGTATCAAGGAAAACTACATAGAATTGTAAGTTATACAGCTTCGTCTGGTGTAACACCGGCTTATATTACTATTGCAGATATAAGTCCCTCAAGTATTAACGTTAATCCTACTCCTGTGGTAAATGGTTTACAAGAACCATTCAGTACAACAGATAATTTTACTATTAGAGCAGGTCTGCCTCCTGGAAGGTTAGCCGACTTAACTGTACGTATTAGTACCATGCGAGCCACTGGACACGACTTCTTAGAAATCGGAACAGGAGGATATAACACTACTAACTATCCATCTGTGTTATTTGGAGAGCCTAGTGTAAATCCTGACCAAGAAAAAGAAGTTGTAGAAGAAACTACTGGTCGTGTATTCTGGGTAAGTACTGACCAAGATGGTATCTTTAGAGTAGGTAGATTCTTTACTGTTGACCAGGGCACAGGTGATGTTACTTTCAATGCTGGTATTGCTCTAAGTAACTTGACAGGTATTGGTTTTAAACGTGGTGTAACTGTAAACGAGTTCAGTACAGACGATACCATGATTGATGCTGCTACGGACACTGTACCAACAGAAAGTGCTGTAGTAAGTTATATGAATAAACGACTTGGATTAACTCAAACTGGTTCTCCTTCACCTTCATTAATTGGCCCAGGATTCATGCCTAGAAATGGTACTTTAGGTGCCACAGCAGATATGATTCTAGGAGGCAATAGAATAACTAATCTTGGAGCACCGCTAGTTGACGACGATGCTACAACTAAATTATATGTAGCCGAGCAAATTGCAACAGTTGATAGTTTATACAAATTATTAGACGTTGAAATTAACGATCCAAAAGCAGCTGATTTATTTGTATATGTCGGAACAGAAGATAGCTCAGGTAATGTTTTTCAAAATGCTCATGTAGTCGGAGACCTAGAATTCAGTTTTGATAGTAGTGCAAATAATATCACAGCTACTATTACTCCAGATGCTATCAATAATTTAACTGTAGCAGATAACGCTGCTATTGAACAACAAAAATTAGATTTATCTTCTGCACCAGTAGGCACGACAGTTAGTGCAATTAGTATTCCAATTTCTAACATAGAAGTCGGAACTCCTAATTCAGGACAAGTAAGATTAACTTATTCTAATCCTGGAGGTATACCTTTTAGTGTAGGACAAAAAGTTGCAGTAAGAGGTGTAACTCCAAGTGCTTACAATGGTGATTGGGTCGTGGTTACAAGTTCATTTACACAAACTGTAATTACTTGTAGCGAGACTAGTGGTAGCCCGACTGGCGGTACAGTATCATTACAAAGAGGTGTTGGTATATTTGACAGTGCTAACTTTGAAGTTAGTTCTGATGGATTTATTGGAATAAAAGCAGGCGGTGTTGCAGCAACAGAAATAGCCGATATAGGCAACGGAAGTGTATTAGGTAACTTTACAGGTAGTGCTACATATCCAAGAGAACTTACTCCGCAATCCATTGTTAATAAAGGAACATGGAATCAATTTAATGGATCTACAAGTAATGGATTGAGTTATGCTTATACATTTACAAAAGCAGCAACAGAAGGTACATCAGGATTTAGTGCTACCTTAATTACAACTGATGGTGCTGCTAATGCATTAGTAAGGACTACTGCAAGTAGTTTAATAGATGTCGAGGGTATCCAGTTAAATGGTGCTACAGTTTTAGATTATAGTGGTACAACTGTTAGATTAAAAACACCCGGTGGTATTAATATAATTAGTGCGGTAGGTTCAGATTCTAGTTCTACAGCAGTTACAGTACTAGGGCAGTGGACATTAGGCACAGGATCAACATTACATGCCACGTTTGCAGCTGACTTGGCAGAATATTATAGTGCAGACCAAGAATATGAATCAGGAACTGTATTAGTATTTGGAGGCGATGCCGAAGTAACTACTACTACTTCATTTGGAGACAGTCGCGTAGCTGGAGTTGTTAGTGAAAACCCTGCGTTTACTATGAATGGTCAACTAGAAGGCACAAGAGCACTTATAGCACTTCAGGGTCGTGTACCTTGTAAAGTAGTTGGTAAAGTTAAGAAAGGAGATTTACTAACCACAGCAGGCATAGCTGGACACGCTGCCAAGGCAATAAATCCCCAAGTAGGTACGATTATAGGCAAAGCATTACAAAATAAAGATACACTAGAGGCTGGTGTTATCGAAGTTGCTGTGGGGCGTGTATAATGGCTAAACAAATTGTTAATATAGGTACAGCTGACAAAGGTAACGGAGATCCGTTACGTACAGCATTTGACAAGGTAAATCAAAATTTTACCGAACTTTATACTGCATTAGGTTTAAATGATAATAATTTAAATTTAGGTAGTTTTGAATTCAGTAATAATATAATTAGTACTACTGATAGTAGTAATATTGTTATCGACCAGGCAGTAGTCATTAACAGCGAATTGACTATGCACGGTGACATTGTGCCTAATATCGCTAATGAGCATACATTAGGAACACTCCAGCGACCCTGGAAAAGTTTGTATGTCAGCAACAGCACAGTTTTCTTAGGTGGTGTTCCTTTAAGCCTAGAACCAGGAACTAACGAACTAAGAGTTAATAATGTTCCTATTAGTCAAAACATAACCTACGCAGACATTCCTAATGCTCCCACAGATGTATCAGACTTAACTGACACTGACGGATTGTTAGGAGGTAGCGGAGTTATCAGTTATAATGATTTAACAGACAAGCCAACTCTATTCAGTGGCAGTTATAATGATCTAACCAACAAACCCAACCTGGGCGGCACATATCAGTTTTCAGTGGCTGCAGATGATTCAACACAGAGATTAATATCTGCAGATGAAGTCATCAAGTTTGTAGGTGCAGGCGGAGTCACCACAGCCAGTGATGCAGAAGGCAATATTACTATCACAGGAACTATACCTTCCAGTCTGGTCAACGGTGCTTATTCAGTTGCCGTAGAATCAACTGGCGCTTTCAAAGTCAATGCACAGGCCATTGTTTCAGAAAACCAACTGGCCATCGAAGGCAATGGAGCAGTGCAACTTCAAACAGCCAACCTTGGTTCTTATATCACTGTATGGAACCAAGGCAACACCAAAGAAATCAACCTAGTATTAGTTGATAATGCTGAAGATCCTTCTCAAACTTGGACATTTAACACAGACCGCACCTTGATCCTGCCCGATAACAGTAGAATTAAATCCGCTACCAACATCGACATCACCATAGACACTCCGGACAGCAGCACATTCAATTGGCAGTTCGGTGCAGATGGTGCATTAACATTGCCTGGTGGTCGTACCCGTATTGGCCCATCACTGGATTCAGATGCTATTATAGCCAACGAGGACGAAGCATTTGGTGTTTTAGCACAAGGAACAAATGGCGCAGTTCAAATAGTGTGGATAGAAGATCTAGAAAACGCTTACACCAGCAACCTAGCGGCTGTATATGTAAATTCTGGAAATTTGGGAAGTGTTAGAATAGCAACAGGTGACAATGGCGGCCCTGGACCCAATTACTGGGAGTTTAACAACAGTGGTGCATTAACATTCCCCCAAGGCACCACAATTGCCACCGCTGACGGAACAGATGCATTTATCATAGACGGTGCTGCTGACAAAGATGTTCAAATATATACCTACAGTGGTGAGACTGCTCGCGGATGGACCTTTGGCACAGACGGTGATCTAGAGATTCCTGGTAATATCAAGAGCGAAGGCAACATCAACATTGACATCAACCTGTCAGACTCAACTCTGCATAGATGGAGTTTTGGGGAAGATGGTAATCTAACATTGCCGTCAACAGGCAAGATCAGCAACAGCGGCTATGACTGGACCTTTGGTAATACTGGTGCGTTGACATTACCTGCAGGCGGGATTATTTCAGAGGGTGGTGGCATCAGTGGTGCTATTAAACTCACGCCCGCGGGTGGTGCCAACGCTAATCAAGCATTGCTAATTTACCCAACTGGAAATGCTGAAGGTGATCATGTACACTTGACAGCAGGTGGCGGTTCTACTGAACTGTACTTGGGCAATGACTTTCACTATGTCAAGTTGGTTGATGGCGGCAACATAGAACTACGATCCGCTACTGCAAATTTGTCTGCTCAGGCGGCTTGGACATTTGAAACCGACGGCGAATTAGATACCATTCGGACGTTGGGCATAAAGGTTCCCAACGGTGTGCCAACTGATGTTGCTGTGATCAACAGCACCAGTGGCAGTTGGGAAGCCAATCCTAATCTCTCCTTGGCCACCACCGGAGGCTCGGGCTCTGGACTGACTGTGAATGTTTCTGAGGTTGGTGGATATGCCAGCACTATTGAGATAGCCACTGCCGGCACTGGATACAACAACGGCGATCTTATTACAGTCACAAGTGGCACATCTAATGCCACATTCACCATTGTTATTGCGGGTCGAAACACTTGGACATTTGGCATAGATGGTAATTTGACATTGCCCAACGGTGCGGTATTGAGAAACCTTGCCAACAGTGCTATAGCATTTGGACAAGGTGCTGGTGCAAATAATTCACAAGGTGCGACGGCTATAGCCATTGGTACTGACGCTGGTTATTACACACAAGGTGCTGGCGCAGTGGCCATTGGCGAGAGTGCTGGCGAATCGTATCAAGGTGCTAATGCTGTGGCCATTGGTAAGAAAGCTGGCTACTATTATCAAGCCGCCAACTCAATTATTCTAAATGCCACTGGCGATCCCCTGGAACAAACCACTGCCAACACATTCACGGTAAAACCAGTGAGACAGGGTGAAACAGCAAATGCAATGTATTATAACTCATCCACTGGTGAAATTACCTATTCTGACACATTCTCTTTTAGTGTGGCTGCTGATGATTCCACACAACGATTAATCAGCAACAACGAATCAATCAAGTTCATAGGTGCAGGTAAAATCAATACTGCCAGTGATGCAGAAGGCAATATCACTATTACTGGAGCAGACAGCGAAGGTTCTTGGACTGTAACAACAGGTACTAACACCTACAGTTTTACAGTTCCAATGGACGGCACTTATGTAATGTGGGTCAAGGGAAATATTCCCAATGGTATCATAACTTGGAATGCCACAGCATCAGTATCAAATAATAATGTGCCAGCAATAGGATATCAGTATGCTTGGAACTACACAGGTGGCGGAACACCAATTTCACTAACATCAATACCCGATCAGATCAAGGGCACAGCAGGTACAATCAGCACAGACGCTACCTATGTGGGTACAACCAGCAACAGATTTGACTTTGGTATTAGTAACACCAGCGGTGCAAGTCAAACTGTCTACTACGGTTATACTAGGGTTTAACTATAGGATAACGATATGTTTAAATTAGTAAATATACTAGAGAGATAAAATATGCCCATACAAACTATTGATTTAGGAAATTATGCTAATGACGGTACAGGAGACGATCTCCGTACGGCATTTGAAAAAGTAAACTATAATTTTTCGCAATTAAGTCAAACTACAGTAAACAATGCTGCCAATTTAGGAGCAGGTGCTCCAGTATACGCTAGTAAAACAGGAGAGACTTTAAATTTTAGAAGTTTAGTAGCTGGGTCTAATACTACTATTTCGTACAATGCTAATACTATAACTATTAACACCGGTGGTGGATTTTTATTCGAAGACTTAAATCTAAACAATAATAGTATAATTGGTAACGGTAATATAAACTTTAATGGAAATTTAACTGTTGGAAACAATGGACTTGTTACTCTAGGATCTGTCAATAATGTCAAAATATCAGGCGGTGCTAATGGCCAAGTACTAAGCACAGACGGATTAGGTAATTTAAGTTGGATATCGCAAACCGGAGGCGGCGGAGATTTAGATTTTGGATCATTTATTACTCCGGCAGGATTTAGTTTAGATTTAGGTGTATTTTAAGGGGTAGGAGAAAAGAATGGCATTACAAATTAGAAGAGGGTTAGAGGCTGATAGAACTACATTTATTCCTGCCCAAGGGGAACTACTGTATTCTACTGACGATAAAAAGTTATACATAGGGGATGGATCGACTCCAGGTGGTAACGCTGTTGGTGGTGGTGACTTAGTTACTGAAACAACTGCTGCCCAATTTGTACACAATCAGCATACAAATATTACATTTACCTATAATAATATTAATGGTAGAATTATTGGATCAGTTCCTGGACTTCAAATAGCAGGCGACGATAGTACTGTAAGAACAGTTAATTTAGGTGAGACAATAAAGTTTAGCGGTACAGGTGGAGCAACTGTAACGTCAGACTCTGAAGGCAATATTACTATTAACTCCCTTACTTATAATGTTGAAGCAGTGCCTACTGGCGGCGGAGCAAAACTAAGACTACAATCATTTCTTACAATTGATGATATAACTTTTGTAGGAGCAGGTGGTACTACTGTATCCGCTTTAGATGCAAATACAATTCAAATAAACAGCTCAGGTGGAGGCGGTGGATCTGGTACAATTAATGCTGGTACAGCTACTCAATTAGCATACTATACAGGTTCTACAACTATCGACTCTGCTTCTAATTTAAGTTATAACAGCGGAACTGGAGTCTTGTCAACAGGAATCATGAACATTCCTTCGATTGATTCTTCTAGTTCTAATTTTGCTATTTTTACTAACAATGGTGTTGTATCAATCGGAGGAACAATATCTGCTGTAGAAAGATCAGGACGATTAGAGACAGTTGACGTAAATGGTTACAATGCCGCTGCTCCATTCAATAATAGATTTTTTAATGTACATAATGATGCAAACGTCGACACTACTGCATTTTTTAGAGCCAGGGGAACGTTGGCTAGTCCTCAGGCAGTACAACCTCTAGACGGATTAGGTGCTTTAAGTTGGTTTGGATACGATGGTACGGATTATGCGTTCGCAGGCCAAATAGGCATGATTACTGCGGTGTCTCCTTCTCCTGGTGACGGTAATATTAAAGCCGCACTAGGTATTCAACTAGTAGATTTTTTTGGAAATATTCAAACAGCTTTAGTTATTAATCCTGATAAAAGATTAGACGTTCTAGGTACATTGTTTTTTGCTACAGATATTACAAATACAACACTAAGAATTAGAGACAATGTAATTGAAACAATAGCATCAAATGCAAATTTAGAATTTAGAACAAGCGGAACCGGAGCAATCTATCTTGACAATGTAAGTATTAATCAAGGCATTATAGATACTTTAGATAGTAGTTCATTACAATTTACACCATCGGCAGTTTTTGCTAGTGATGTCACTGTAGAAAATGATTTAACAATAACTAATAAAGTTTATGCGAATGAATTTGTTAGTACAAGTACTAGTACTCCAGAAATTTCTGCTACAACACAATTGTTAGTTACTGTAGGTTCTCAGCAATGGGAGTTAGACGCCGATGGCGGTTTAAAATTACCAATACTTTCATCTGCTCCAGTCTCTCCTGTCATAGGAATGTATGTAGCCGACGGCGTCGGTTGGGACCCTGATTCAAAATCCGGTAGTGTTCCCTATCCAGTTTATTATGACGGATCAGCGTTCAATGCTCTATATTAAGGCTAAACATGGAAAGAGAATATATTGTTGTTTTAAATAAAGATGTTAACTATGACCAATTTTGGAACGAAATGGAAAATGTTTCTTCTACAGATGGTTTCGTACCTAATAGAAGAGTAGATATAGTTAACGAACGACCAGGCAGTTTAAGAAGTTGTCATTATGCACTCACAAATGAAGAGGCAGAAATTTTAAGATCCGATTCTAGAATTTATTCTGTTGAAATACCTCCGCAACAACGCGACGACATAGAGATAGTTAAAAATATTACACAAGTTGGAGACTTTACCAAAACTACCAGTGGTTCTGGTTCATTTATAAATTGGGGGTTAAGACGCTGTATAGATTATAACAATCCTTATGGAACATCAACTACTGTCAGCGGAGGATACAATTATCTATACGATGGCACTGGAGTAGATATTGTAATTCAAGACAGTGGCTTACAAGTAGATCACCCAGAATTTACAGATGCTTTAGGTAACAGCAGAGTTCAACAAATAAACTGGTATACTGCTAGTGGACTGCCCGGCACTCAAAGTGCTAATCATTATAGAGATTTCGATGGACACGGTACACATTGTGCAGGTATTGCAGCTGGTAAAAACTATGGTTGGGCTAAAAATTCTAGAATTTTTTCCGTTAAAGTATCAGGATTGGAGGGTAGCGGAGATTCCGGGACTGGAATCAGTGTCACTGATTGTTTTGACGTTATCAAACTATGGCATATAAACAAACCTATTGATCCTACAACTGGTTACAAACGACCGACTGTAGTTAATATGAGCTGGGGGTATGGCACTTCCTATTCTAATATCGACGGAGGTAATTATAGAGGAACTCCATGGGCAGGCAATTTAAGAGAAACAAGCTATGGTATGATTGGTGTGAATATATCAGGAGTATTTCGTCATAATGTAAGAGTTGGTAGTGTAGATGCAGATTTAGACGAATTAATTTCTGCAGGTGTCATAGTATGCATATCAGCAGGTAATTCCTTTGATAAAATCGATTTACCAGGAGGGCTAGATTACGACAACTATTATAACAAAATAGGTGTAGGAAATACATATTATCATAGAGGATCTAGTCCATATAGCACAAGTGCTATAATCGTTGGTAGTATAGACAGCACAGTATACAGTGCTAATCTTGATCAAAAATCTACATTTAGTTCTCATGGTCCTGGGGTATCAATTATGGCACCTGGGTCGAATATCATGAGTGCATCTAGTAACACTAACGATTATGGAGCATCTGATTATCATCTTAATCCTGCTTTTAAGCAAATGAATATTTCAGGTACAAGTATGGCCAGTCCCCAAGTAGCTGGTGTGGCGGCTCTATATCTCGGAATATATCCTAGTGTCACACCAAGTTTAGTGAAGAATTTTTTAACTTCTGAACAAATCGTAGCAGGTAATGATAGAATATATTCAACAGGATTAGACGACGACTATACTAATAATAGAAGTATTACTAATGGTACACAAAGTTTTTTATACTGGCCTTATTCTACAACTCCTGTACCACCTTCTTTGAGAATACGCGGAGTTCAAATAAGCGGTGATATAAGAATTAGGATTTAAAATGTTAAGCATATGGACCGTAAAGTCTGGTTACAATTTTGGAATTATCGATGAAAGATCTAAATTAAATCTTTCTCTACCAGTGTCCTATTCTAATAATTTTGATGATAGTGTAAATGTAGATTTTAAAGTTATAAGTGGATCTCTTCCTCCAGGGTTACACTTAACAGATGGCAAAATCATAGGAACACCGTTCGAAGTTCCTAGACCTACTGAATTTAAATTCGTCATACGAGCTAGTTATAATAACGAAATAGCTGACAGGACATTTATAATGACTGTCGACGGAGACGATACTCCTGAATGGAGAACTGCATCTGGTTCACTACCAATTGGTGTAAATGATGCATATTTTATTTTAGATAACACTTATGTTGATTTTCAACTACAAGTTGTAGATAGTGATACTGCCGCAGGACAAACATTAAAATATTTTATCCCAAGCGGTGGTGGCGAACTTCCTCCAGGACTAATTTTAACTGAATCTGGAAGAATTGTAGGGTGGGTACAACCATTACTAGCACCTCCACTGGTAGATGGTAACGGAAATTATGATGTAGGGTTTTATGATAAGGTTGCGTTTGACTATGGTATAAGACCCAACAACGGATATGATTCTTATATTTTTGATTCGGTAATTTTTGATTTTGGTACAGCAGCAAATGCTCCTCGTAAGTTAAATCGTAATTTCGAATTCAATGTTATAGTCACAGACGGGGATAATTCTACTAGTAGAAAATTCAGAATCTATGTAGTTGGCGACGATTACTTCCGTTCAGACAACACTGCACTTAGAATAGGAAATAATACTTTTACAGCGGATGCTACTTTTGCCAAAGCACCAATATGGACTACTCCGAACGACCTAGGTTACTTTAGAGCTAACAATTACAAAACTTTTAAATTAGATGTTTACGAAGGAATAGCCGATCAAGGCCCTATTATCTACGAACTAGAGTCTGTAAATCCAGATATAGTTTGTACAGCATTTACAAATAGTAATGTAGAAAATAGAGCAGGGTTTAATAAATTGAGAATAAAACTTGCTAGCGGTGCTCCACAAGTAAATCACAAAATACAATTCAGAGAATATGTCGAAGGAGCTCCACCTACTGTTCATAATATTACACAAGTAGTAACTATAAGTCCAACAGATTATCTATTAACTGTTAGTCCTGCTTTACAAAAAACAGTATTTAATGATACAATTTTATATTTAGGCACTGCCAGTGTTCTTCCTCCTGGTATGCAATTTGATCCTGGTACAGCAGAAGTATTTGGAGTATTACCTTATCAAACTGCGGTATATAAACAATATAACTTTACAATAAAGGCTATAAGAACTACTTCTACAAATGAATCAGTATCAAGTAAAAGAACGTTTACTGCGAACATTTTAGGAGAAATAGATAGCACTATTAATTTTATTTCTGATAGCAATTTAGGAAGTATAGGTGCAAACTACGTAAGTACATTAAAAATAGAAGCAGAAACAACTTTACCTAACGCTCAGTTATTATATTATGTTATAGATGGAATTTTGCCTCCAGGACTGAGCTTAAATTTAGATGGAGAGATAGTAGGAAAAGTAAATCAATTTTATAATGCTCCTGAGTTAGGACTCATCACTTTTGACAATCGCACGTTTTCACTAGATGAAGGTGATACTACAATAGACAGATCTTATACTTTTACAGTCGAAACCAAAGATGTTTTAAAATATAGTGCGGTGAGAAAA